CGGCGGTGATCGCGCCGCCGAGGCACGCGAGCAGCGGCGTCGTCGCCGAGCGCATGTTCGGGTTGATGCGGGTGAGCGCGGTGCCGCCCGACGAGACGCGCGTCGCGCCGGTGTCGAGCTGCGCCGCCCACGAGTCCGCGGTCCCGTTCGCGCCGGCGGTGATGACCTCGATCTCGATGTAGTCGAGATACGCGCGGACCTCGCCGGCGGCCGGGTCCATCCGCAGATGGATGAACGGCTTGGTCATCGTCGCGTCGGCGTCGGCGAGCACGGGCGCGGCGTGACCCGCGAGCGTGGTGGCCGCGTCGTTCGTCGCGTTCTGCGCGAAGAAGTACGAACCCTCCTCGGCGAGCGCGTGACGCGGCTTGCCCGTCAGCTGCGCGACGATCTCGCCGCGGCGCGAGCGCCGGAACGGACCGTAGTTGTTGTCCTCGTACGCGCCGGGGAGAGCGCGACCGGTGAGTCCCCAGGCGTTGGTGCTGTCGTTGCCCATGGTGGTTCTCCTTGGTCCTGGGGTTCAGATCGCACCGACGCCGAAGTCGCCCGGCAGCGGCTGGATGTAGTTGACCCAGCCGCGCGCGCGACCCTCGATGTCGTCGGCGTTCGCCGCGCGGAGCGTCGGGCGGCCGTCGTCCTCGATGATGTGCGGCAGCCCGTCGAGGTGCTTGAGGAAGTGCGACTCGGGGTTGACGAGGTAGAACCGGTTCAGCGGGCAGTCCGGATCCGAGACGAGCTTGATCGGCCCGGCCGGCGTCACGATCGTGACGTGCTGGAAGCCCCAGTCGACCGACCCGCCCGCCTTCTGGTACTCGACCTTGGCGTTGAGCCGGCGAGTCACCTTGAAGAAGTTGATCGGGTTGATGTAGCACTCGCGGACCTTGCGACCGAGGGCGTCGATCTGGACCCCGAGCAGGCCGATGTTCTCCTCGATGCTCGTCGAGGTGTCGTTGATGCGCGAGCCGGCGAGCAGCTCGGGGAACGAGCCGCGGTCGATGCCGCGGAACGAGTCCGACGACAGCACGGGCGCGGTGAGCGGCGTGCAGACCGCCAGCCCCTCCATGCACGTGCCCGGGTCGCCGTCGCGGAACAGGTAGTCGTTGTTCGCGAACAGCGCGATGTCCGACGCGTCCTCGAGCGTGATCTTGCCGTTCGCGATGTCGACGGCGGTCACGTACGAGGTGCCGACGCGCGGCGACAGGCCGGTCGCGGTGTCGTCCGCGCCGACGGTCATGTTGACCTTGAAGTTCCGCGCGTCCGCCGGGTCGGTCAGCGTGACGGTGTTCGACGCGATCGACGCGCGCTGACCGCGGATGCCGTTGCCGTCGCGGTACAGGTCGAAGGCGAACGAGTCGCCCATCTCGATGATGACGCCGTCGACCTCGGCGTTGACGCCGCGCATGAACGCGCCCTTGTTGCTGCGCGTCGCGGCCATCCACTCGCCGTTGAGCGTGTAGACGCCGTACTTCGCCTTCCGCGTGACCTCGAGCTGCTTGCCCGACATCGCCTTGGCGTTGGCCTGGGCGCGCGCGAACGTGCCGGAGACGCCCTGCCCGTTCTGGTACTTCAGCGCGTAGGGGTGGGAGCTGCCGACGAAGTCGCCTTCCTTGGCGATCGAGTGGAATAGCGGGTGATCGCGCTCGGCCATATCGCCGGGCGTGCGACCGGAGTAGTCCTTCTTGACGATGAATGCGACGGTGGTGAGATCTGAAGCGGCCATGACTGCCTCGGCTCCACGCGACATGCGTGGGCGGCTCGGTCAGTTGCTGCCGTTCGATCTCTCCGGCGATTCAGGTCTGGTCTTCGGTCGGTCGCAGCGGCGCGAGGCCGCTCGTGTCAGTCGAAATCGAGGTTGCCCTCCTCGAGGGCCTTCTGGATGCGCGCGCGGCGCTGCGCCTGCGTCTCGTTCTGCGGCGGCTCGTCCTTCTTCGGCGCTGGCTTCTTCGCAGCGGCCGCGGCGGGCTTCTTGCCGTTCGCCGGCGCCTTGTCGTCGGTCTTCGCGGCCGGCTTCTTCGCGATGGTCGCCGGGTCGATGCCGAGCCGCTTGAGGCGCTTGGTCTCGCGCCGCTCGTACTCGGTCAGCACCGCGGCGTGCTCCGGCGGCTCGCCGGTCGCCTCGAGCATCTCGAGCGCGACGCCGGCGAGCTCGCGCCGCGTGGCGTCCGGATCGGCCTTGAGCGCCGCGCGGGCAAGCGGAGCGTCCACCTTCACCGCGACGACCGCGTCGAGGTACGCCTGGGTGTTGCGCTCGTTCTCGGCCCGCTGGACCTCGGCCTTCTTCTGCGCCTCGAAGTCGTCGAGGCGCTTCTTGGTCGCGGCGAGGTCGTCGGCCATGCGCCGCTCGCGGGCGAGGCGCTCGACCATGTCGCGGTTCTTGGGGTCCGCCTTGTTCTCCGGCGCCATCGCGGCCAGCGCGCGAGCATGGAGCATGTAGTCGCCCTCGCCGATGCCGAGCACCTGGAGCAGCGGCGCCAGGTCGTAGCGGCTCGACTCGCGCAGCTTGGCGAACTCCTTCGCGGCGTCGATGTCCGCCTTGGCGGCGGCGCGCTCGCGGGCGACCTCGTCGATCGCCGTCTGGCGCTCGCGGGCGAGCTGCTCACGAGCTCGGCGCTCGGCGGTCTGGACCTTGGCGAGCCGCGCGGCGAGGTCTGGATCGGCCTTCGCCTCGGGCTCGGCGTCCTCGTCGTCCGCATCGGCGTCGGACTCGACGCTCTCGGCCTCGTCGCCGTTGGACTCCTCGTCGGCGTCATCCGGCGCGGCCTCGGCTTCGGCCTCGTCGCTGTCCGCCTCGGGCTCCTCGACGGCCTCGTCTGCCTTCGCGGCGGGCTTCGCCTCGACGTGCTCGTTGGCCTCGAGCGCCTTGAGCGTGTCGGCGCGCGACCATGCGGCCGGCGCCGCACCCTCCGTGGCTGCCTCGGTCGCGACCTGGTCGGCCATCGCATCAGCCATAGCGCGCTCCGGATTGGCGGTCAATAGAATAGCGGTTCGGCTCACACATTAGCCGACCGCCGCTGTGGGCAACATGCCCGGAGGTGCGATGGCGGGCTGCGGCATGCCGGCCGGGGCCTGCAGCATCGGCGCGGCCGCCGCCATCTGGTCGTTCGCCGGCGCCGCGGCCATCTGGTCGAGCATGTAGGCCGCCTGCGTGATGAACTGGCGCAGCGACTCGAGCACCTCCTCCGGCGCCGTCGCGGTGACCCACTCGAGGTACTGCATCTGGCCGCGGACCACGCACATCTTGAGGTTCATGTACGGCTCGGGCATCACGACGCCACCATCGGCGATCGCGTCGAACGCCTCCTCGATGTTCTCCAGCGCCGCCGTGTAGAGCGACATGGCGCGCTCGAGGTCCGGGTGGGCGAGCAGCCGGCGGAACTCGTCCATCGAGATGACGCCCGCCTGCGCCCACTCGAGCGCGGTCTGCGAGCGGCCGGCCGGGGTGCGCGGCAGCGTCGAGGCGGCGGCGATCTGCGCCTTGACCTCGCCCATGTCGACGTCGGACCAGCGGAACCGCCGCGCGCCGAACCGCGACCGCTTGGCGATGACGGGCGCCTCCTTGCCGAGGTCCTTGCAGCAGTCGATGAGCAGCAGGTACGTGTCCAGCACGAGCTTCTCGAAGCCCATCTCCGGCGTCGAGAAGCGCTGCGTGGTGGCGTCGCGGTACTCGCGGATCGCCGCGCCCGAGTCGAGGCCCGCCGGCTTACTGCCCTGCGCGCCCATCCGGTTCACGCCGCTCTCCTCGAAGGCCGCGTTCTTCCTCTTGTCGAGGTCCTGGTACGTCTCGGGGTGGACCTGCGCGAGGATGGGTGTGACCGGGAAGTCGCCCTTGACGATCGCGACGGCCCCGAGCTGGTTCGTGTTCTTGACCTGGAGGTTCGCGTCGGCCGGCCGCACGTACGTCGGCGGCGAGGCGGTGCGGTCGAGCGTCGCGTCGATCTGCCGGTTGCGCTTGTTGATGGTCCGCTGGTGGCCGGCGATGCGCTCCGCGAGGCTGATGCCGTACCAGGCGCCCTCGCGCTCCGACCAGACGACCCAGGCGATCGGCAGGAACGGCTTCTCGTAGGGCTTGTCGAGTAGGTCGACGGTGTCGATCCAGATGACGCGCCGGCCCGGCTTGTACCCGGGCTTGCCCTTGACGCCGACGGGCAGCCGGACCGACTCGGTCACGAGCACGTCGTCCTGCTCGGCGGTGCGCGCCTCGGTGCGAGCTCGGCGGTTGCGGTCGCCCGCGCCAGCCGTCGGAGCGTTGTCGATCTCGGTCGCCCAGCGCGGGTACTCGGCCTTCAGCTCGTCGCGGTCGCGCAGCCGGCGTCGGTGCATCTGCCGCGGGCCGCGACCGTCGCGGCACTCCTGCTCATCGACGATGAGGTCATCCGGCGCGACCGAGTCGACCTGCAGCCGGCCGAACGGGTCGGCATAGACGTGATTGATGCCGATGCCCTTCTTCGCGCAGCTCTTGAAGCTGGTGCGCGAGCGCTGGGCCACCTCGCACTGCTTGCCGAGGTCCTCGGCGTACCACTCCAGGTGGCGCGCGCGGCGCTGCGTCGCCCAGTCGGCGTCGGTCGTCATGAAGCGCGGCCGCACGTCGGTCGCGGCGATGACGGCGGTCACCGTGTCGACGTTCGACGCGATGACGTTCTCGGAGATCTGCCCGAGGCCGGTCGTGCCGCCGCTCTCGCTGGAACTGACCCAGGTGTTCGGGTCGTAGAGGCACTCCAGGCGCACGAAGCGCTCGTACGTCGTCGACTGGCGGCGCTCGATCTCGTTGACGCACTCCTTGAGCGCGTCGCGCGCCTTTCCCTTGGGGGCGTCCCACCACGGCTTGCGGTTGCTGCGATCCATACGGCACACGCCCGCGTTGCGCGGGTCCACTCGGAGCGGATTGGTGCCGTCGGTCTTGTCGGCGGAACAGGGTCAGGTCAGTCGTCGGCGCGGTCGAAGCTCGGGACGACGCCGTTGGGGTACGTCGCCGGGTCGGAAAGCGGGTCGGTGTGGTCGGGCTCCGGCGGCGTCTCGACCCACTCGTCGGCGGGCTCGGGCGCGGCGGGCGCGAGCGTGACGGAGATGCCGTCGCAGGTCAGCGACGTGACGCCGGCGGCGCGCAGCTCCGGCGCTCGCTTCACGAGCACGTCGATGGCGTTCATCAGCGGTCCGATGGACATCTCAGCCTCCCCAATCATCGTCAGAGTAGTCGGTCAATAGCAAGTCCCCGAATTCATCGCGACGCCCGTTGCGCGGGCCGGCCGGGTCTTCGTCGGGCGGGGCGTCGTCGGTCGGGGCCGGTCGCGGCGGCGCGGACCCTCCGCCCTTCTTCGTCGGTGGCGGCTCGCTCGTCAGCATGTGGGCAACCGCGCGTCTCGCGTAGATGAGTGAGTCGCAGCTGTGATTGGCCTGCGCCGCGTCTTCCTTCAAGGTCCCGTTCTCGTCGGCCTTCCACTGGAGCTGGAGCAGCTGCTTCTCCAGCGCCGAGTCCTTGAGCACCTGGATGCGGCCGTCGACGAGATCGCCGTTGACCAGCTCGATCGCGCCGAACTTGTAGTCGCGGTTTCGCTCGGCCTTCGCGATGCGGATGCCGTACACGTTGCTCAGCTCGTCGAGCTCGGCCTGGTCCATGTCGGCGATGAAGCCGTCGGGCCAGCCGGTGTGTCCCAGGACGCCCTCGAGCTTGCCGTGGTCGCCGCCCTTGAGCACGCGCTCCGTCGCCGGCTCGCCGACGAGCAACTCGGCGGTCGGCTTCGCGTACATCTTCGTCCGCTCGAAGCCGAACACGTGGCGGAACTTCCGCTCCGGATCGCGCGGGCTGAACGCGAACACGTTGCATGCGAACGGATCGCCGTGGCCCTGGTCGAGCGCCACCGAGTAGTGCCAGTCGCCGATGTCGTCCGGCAGCTTCGCGAAGCCGGTCGCGAGGCGCGGCGGGTCCCACTGGTTCCAGGGCTTACCGTCCTTGAGCGCGCTGTACTTGTAGACGTGGTCCGTGTTGTCCGCGGCCCACAGCCCGAGGTACTCGCGCATCCACACCGGGTGGTCGTCGCTCCACTGCTCGGAGCGCTTCTCCTCCAACGCCTCGGCCCATAGCTTCTGGAGCGCTGGGTAGCGCGCCGCGTCCGGGAGGTCGATGACGCTCTTGAGCGTCCACTCATGCGACGACCACCCGCGCCAGTCCGGGGGGTCTTCTCCTCGCTTCGCGTACGGCCGGTGCTTCGGCGAGCTTGAGCGCGTGACGTCGTAGAACAGGCCGCGCAGGTTGTGGCCGGGCGTGCCGCCCAGGCCGATACAGCCGTCACGGTCGCCGAGGCGCGGGCCGATGATGCGATGGACGAGGCTGTCAAGCAGCTCTGGCTTGAGGGATGCGGCCTCGTCGACCTGCACCTCGTCGAACGACTGGCCGCGCCACTTCTCGATCTCCTTCTTGTCGTCGGCGCCGCTGAGATGGTAGGTCGACCCGGTCCGGACGATCTCGCAGCGCAGCTTGGTCTCGTTGAAGCGCGCCTCGACGTTCAGGCGGTCGAGCACATCCTTGAGCGGGATCCAGAGCAGGCGCTCGGCATGGTCGCGGGTCTGCGCGAAGTAGAGCACTGTCGATCGCGGCTTCTTGGTCAGCTTGCGCACGCCCCGCGTCAGGAACGTTCGCGTCTTGCCGCCGCCGCGTCCGACGAGAAGCGAGTAGCGCCGCGCCGGGTCCTCGACGGCCGCGCGCTGCCACGGGTGGCAGTCGGCGAGGATGCGGCGCGAGACGTCCTCGGCCCACGCCTCGTCCGGCGACAGCACGCGGCGGTCAGCGATCGCCTCGGACCATGGCGCGCGGCGGGCCATCAGTCGGTCGGCGTCCCGTCCCACCACGTGGCGAATGCCTTCACCTGGTCGTACCAGTGGTTGTAGATGGACTGGTTCTCGGCGTCGGACTTGCGCGGGTCGCCGAGGCGGTGCTCGAAGTCCGCGCCCCGAGCATGAAGCCACGCCTCCAGGGCGGCAGCCCTCGCGATCTTCACGTTCGCTTCGAGCTCGGCGACGCGCTGCTCCTCGTCGGGCCGCACCACCTGGCGGCTGCCCGGGAACAGTGGAACGATCTGAGCGCTCACGGCACGGGCTCCACGCGCGCGAACTTGACTGGCGTGATGCCGCCTCGCTCGCGCCATCCGAACGCGACGCCCTTCCCGTCGACACGCTCGGCGCAGTCGAGGATGCGCGATGGCAGCGCGTGCGGCGTGCCCAGCGAGCAGAGGTAGACCCAGTCGCTGTAGTCGATCACCTCGACTCTGGCGCTCTTGCCATGGATGGGGCACCGGCTCCTGAGCCCGATGGGGTCAGGAGTGTCGTCGGGCACGTCGATGTCATAGACCTCCACCGGCAGATGCGGCGCCGGCTGGTGATAGAAGCGCTTCACGGCTGCTCCGGGGGGTCCCACGACTCGACCGCATGCTCGAGGAAGTGCCGGACGATGGGCCGCTCGCCGGCGCGCGTGTACGAGACGCGGAACTCGCGCTGCCACGGCAGGCGCTCGATCGTCCACTCCTTGTCGCCGACCTTGCGCGCCTTGAGCGACATGCCCGCGTCGGCGCCGGGCAGGTTGGACGGCTTGTACATGTAGATCACACCGACCGGAATGGGCTCGCGGCCGCTCGCGTCGGGCGGACGGGGTTTGGCTGGCTGGGGCTGCTGCTTCGTGTCGTTGCTCATGCGGTCCTCCTGTTCGAGTAGCGGACGGTGAGAGGGTCGTGCTTCGCGCACGGCAGCTTGCGGTGCCGTAGCAGTTCGGCAAGCGCTGCCGTCTTGCACGTGAAGCGGAACGGAGCGCGCGGGTCGATGTTGACGGCCTTCATCAGCCCCGCCGCGATGCCACCGCGCCGGTACGCGGCCTTCGTGTAGACGAAGTGCACCAGCGGCGTCGCGTCGACGAAGTCCGCGCAGATGAATCCGTAGAGGTTCGGCGAGTCGGCCGGCGCGCTCGTCTCGAACGCGACCACCGTGACCGTCGCGGGCAGGTCGAGGACGCGCTCCACCTCCGGCCACATGACGCGATGGAACGAGTCCATCGAGATCATGCCGGCGCTGTGCGACGTGCGGTAGCTCGACACCCACGAGTCGATGATGAACGGGCGGTCCGACGGCGATGCGGGGCGGTGGGAGATGGTCATAGGCACATCCCGAGCCCGAAGGCGGCCCCCAGGAGCGCGAGTAGTCGCCAGGGCACTCGCAGAGCCGGCCGCTCTCGGATGTACGGCGTCCGATCTGGCGTCGGGGTCGCAATCCTCTCGTAGCTCACGCCGTCCGCGGTCCAGAAGCCCGGGATGCGCTCGAAGTTGGCCGGCGGTCGCCATTTGGACCAGGGCAGCAGACCGCGAGCCTCAGCCACGACGTTGTCGATGACGGTCGCTCCGCACGCCGGGCAGACCCACTCATCCGTGACGACGCGAAGCACCGGAACGACATCACAACGCGCGTCGCCGAGCTTGTAATGCGACCACGGCCTGCGCGGACCGCAGCCCCATCCGGCCCCGTCGTGTTCTGACCGGATCACGCCCCACCAGCCTTGTGCACCTTGCCCGCGAAGGCGCCGTACTCGACGACCTGCACCCAGCTCTCGTCGTCGCCGACCTCGATCCAGTAGGCACGGCCGGGCCAGAACGCCTTGACCCACGTCTCGACCTCGACCGGCAGCCTGGACGGCTCACCCCGAAGCGCGTCGTCGAGCCACATCGACAGCCGGCGCATGTCGATCGCGACCTCCGCGGCGTCAGCGTCGGCCTGGATGCCCACAGTTACCGAGCCGAGGCGACGAACGGCGTACTGCTCGCGCGTCGTCACGGACACACCCACTTCCACCGGCGGAATGACCACCGCCCGGGCACGCTCGCCACCGTGATGCTGCCGGCCGCGACGTCGACGTTCGTGACGACCTGAAACGTGACCGGGCGCCGCCACGCCGTCAGCCTCCGCCACGCGCGGCGCCACCAGGGCGGTGGCTTCACCTGGACCAGCCGGCCGTCGTCGAGCATGCAGAAGTGGACCGGCATGCCACGCCGGAAGTTGAGGGTATCGTTGCCGCCGATGTCGAGCTTCACGACACGCTCCTCTTGATGCGCTGCTCGCGCCAGTCCTGCCAGTAGCGCTGGCGGCTGTTGTGGTACTTGTCCCAGTGCCCGTCGGCGATCAGCTCCGTGTTCATCACCGAGGGCGGCGGCGGGTCGGACTTGCCGGTCGTCGCCGCGACGGCCCACGTTGTCTTGAGCAGCGGCGCCGACATCATGCGCTCCGACGCGGCGCCACAGTCGGGACAGGGGAGGTGCTCCGGCGCGGGCCGTCGCTCGAACGACTCGAACGGGCCGTGCTCGGCGCAGAGGTAGTCGAGAGCGATGAAGCTCATGAGGTCACCCGTCCCTTGCGCGGCCCGATGCCGTCGAGGGCGCCAGACCGACCAAGCCGAGCCCCGGCGGACAACAGCTCCGCGCGGTGCTTCTCGCAGACGGCCGACTGCCGTCCGTCCAGCTCGGCGACGGCGACCACGCTGCCGTCGCAGCCTGGAGCGCAGCACGTGGCGAGATCGACGGCGATCATGGAGCACCTCCGCTAGCAAGTCCCGCCAGCACCTGCGCGACCTCGCCGTGCATCTTGTCGATGTCGCCGTCGCGCGTATTGTCGTAGCCGAGCGCGCGCATCGCCTCGACCCAGCGCGCCCAGTTCGGATCCAGCACGCAGTAGTCAGGCCCGAGCTGGAGGTCGGCCTCGGCCGCCATCGCCTCGGCGAGCATGGCGATGCGGCTGGTCACGCAAGCACCGAGCGCCCGCTGTCCATGTCGGCGAGCTCGCGCATCACCTGGGCGCGCTTCTCGGGCGGCAGGTTGCGCAGGTAGCCCATGACAGCCCCGTGGTTGAGCTTGGTCGCCGCGGCGCGCTCGTCCGCCTCGAGCTTGCGGACCTCGCCCATCACCGCGGCGTTGTTCTTGACCAGCCACGCCAGGTGCGAGGCGATGTCCTTGTCGTAGCCGGCCCCTTCGTCGTCGAGGATGGCCGTGACGCGCTCCAGGCAGCGGCCGAGAGCGCCGACGCCGCGCTCGACCTGCGCCTGGATGCGGAGGGACAGCCGCGCCGGGGGCTCCGGCGGCGTGGACGCTCTCGGCCGCTGCCTGGAGCGCGTCACGGCCATCC